CGATTTCAACGTTCAGCGGCCGATCAAGATCAACGCAGCATATGCGCGGCTCAATGCGGGCAGCTCGACGCCGATCGATTATCCGGTTCGGATTATCGAGTCGATGGAGGACTATTCGCGCCTGGCATTGAAGGGGCTGCAATCGTTCCCTGCGTGGGCCTATTACGACCCGGCTTTCCCGCTTGGAAACCTGACGTATTACCCGATCCCGGACAGCACGTTTCAGCTTCATATCGTCACGATGGAAGCGCTGCCGCAGTTCACGGCACCCGGGCAAGTCATCAACCTGCCGCCTGAGTACATGGCGGCGATTCGCTACAACCTTGGCCTGTATCTCGCGCCGTCGTATCAGATCGAGCCGCAGCGTTCGCTAATTGGCCTCGCGATGAACGCAAAGCGCGTCGTCAAGCGGATGAACAGCCAGATCCCGTCCATGACCATGCCTCGCGGCCTCGGCTCGAAGCAGCGTTACAACATCTACAGCGGCTCTAATTACTGATGCGGATTCCTCTGACTGGCGGTGCGTACACCGCGAAAAGCGTCATCGCTAACGCACAGCGGTCGGTCAATTTGTACGCTGAGCAGAACCCGCAAGACTCGGCCGCGCAGTTCACGTATTACCCGACTCCGGGCCTCACGCTCGTTTCGACGCCGCCCATTGCCGCGGAAAGTCGTTGCATCTACACGGCATCGAATGGCAAGCGTTACGAAGTGGTCGGCATGAATGTCTACTACGTGGATTCGTCGAACGTCTATAAGCAGATCGGCGCGCTTTCCACGCTTTCGGGCGTTGTGTCGATGGTCGACAACGGGACGAACGCGTTCATTGTCGACGGCTCCAAGAACGGATTCACGGTCGATATCACAACCAATGTGATGATCCCATGCGCTGACCCGGCTTTCTATGGGGCTGATCGCGTGGATTATGTCGACGGCTATTTCGTGTTCAATCAGCCTGGCACGCAGCACTTCTACATCTCGAAATACAACGACATTACGTTCGATTCGCTAGATATCGCGTCGAAGTCGACGTATTCGGACAATCTCGTCACGCTTGCGGTGATGCACCGTGAAATCTGGTTGTTCGGCGAGCAGACAACCGAAGTTTGGTACAACACCGGCGCATCAGATTTCACGTTCGGCCGCATGCCGGGTGTGTACGTCGAGCATGGATGCGCTGCGAAGCACTCGGTCGCAAAGATCGATCTCGCGCTGTTTTGGGTCGGCAAGGATCTGCAGGGGCAGGGCGTTGTTTTTGCCGGCCGCAACTACGCGGCTGAGCGGATCTCAACGCACGCGATGGAGCAGGAGTTTCTAACGTACAGCCGGATAGACGACGCGATCGGCTTTTCGTACCTGCAAGGCGGCCACGCGTTCTACGTGTTGACGTTCCCGACCGCCAATAAGACATGGTGCTTCGACACGGCAACGGGCCAATGGGCTGAGCGTGGATATCTGGAGGCAGACGGCACATTCAGCCGGCACCGCGCGAACTGCTATTCGTTCAATGGCGGCCAAAACCTCGTTGGCGACTGGGAAACCGGCAAGGTGTACGCGCTCGACCCGAACGCATACACCGACAACGGTAACCCGCTTCTCTGCGTTCGGGGCTTCCCGCACATCAGCGGAGCCGATGGAAACCGCGTCCTGTTCCGGCAATTCATCGCGGATATGGAAGTCGGTAACGGCCTGCCCGGCGACTCCGCAGAGCCTGAGATTCGCCTGCGCTGGTCCGATGACCGCGGGCGCAGTTGGGGAAACGCGGTAACAAACTCGCTTGGCAAGGCTGGCGAATACCTCACGTCGATTCAATGGCAGCGCCTCGGCTATGCGCGCGAACGCGTGTTCGAACTGTCATGGTCCGCTCCGGTCAAGACTGCGCTTAACGGCGCATGGGTCGATGTGTCGAGGGCCAGGACATGAGCACGCCGACAAACTTTCCAGACGTCGGCGTGCCGCTGGTCGACCCGAAGACGGGCCGGCTTTCGATGGTCTGGTTCCAGCTTCTGATCGCGCTTTTCAATCGAACTGGCGGCACATCGGGAGATAGCGGATCGACTCAGGAACTGTCGGAAGTGGCTCAACAGATCGCCTCGCTGGTGCCGGTCGATTACGGGGCCGCGCTGCGTATTGCTGACGTCGAGGCGGCGCTTTCTGTGCTTGCTGGCGCGGTGACGCAGAGCGAGCCTGATTCGTTCGTCCCGACGCACGGCATACAGGACGCGCCGGATCTTCATGCAGTCGCTACGCAAACGGCGAACGGCTTCATGTCGGGTGCGGACAAGGCGAAGCTCGACGCGATGACGGCGACGGTTGAAGATCGATTCGTCTCGGGAACTGGTTTCACGCCTGGGACAACGACGAGCCTGACGCTATCGAAGGCATACGCGAACGCCGCGGCCGTCACGGTGCATTTCGACGGCGTATTCCAGGGCAGCGACCAATACACGATCGCCGGAACGACGATCACGTTCACATCTGCGATCCCTGTCGGCACGCAGACAGTCTATGCACGAGGGTAAGGCATGACAACAACATATAAAGAAATGGTGAAGGGCGCGACGCTGACCGGTGCCGCGTCTAGCCTGTACACCGCAGCAACCGCTACGTCGGCATCTATTCAGGCGGCAAGCGCGAACAACCCGACTGGCGGCGTCGTGACGCTCAACGTCTACAAGGTTCCGGCTGGCCGCTCCGCTGACGGGACGACGCGCATCGCGTCAAAGAACATAGGCGCCGGCGCGACCGCGCAGTTCCCTGAGCTGGTCAATCACAAACTCGAACCCGGCACGCAGCTTTACGCGGACGGTAACGGCTGCTCGATCAGCATAAGCGGGATCGAATACGTAAAGGATAGCGCTTGAGAAACTTCCTGAAGATCGCTGAAGGGCTGAATGTCCAACCCCTGTTGAACGCTGTCTATCGAAAGCCGGATCTGTGGAAGGCCGACGACTTCCTGCGCAAGTTTCCGCAAGGGCCGTTCGGAGAAACCGACACGATATATCTGCGCTTTCAAGACAAGGTGAACGTCGAGAACGACGAGCAGCTTGATCTCTACAAGCAGAACAAACTCGCCGGCCATGATCTGCACGAATGTCCCTGGCGCGACGAGATCAACGAACTGCCTGAAGCGCGCGCACACATCATGGCGCTTATGTCCTCGATGGGCGCGACGCGGCTCGGGCGCTGCATGTTGAATCGCATCGTCCCGGGCGGCCGGATCTTCCCGCACGCTGATTCGCCTTGGCATGCGGAATATTGGGATCGCTATCACATCGTCATCCAATCGGAACCCGGCAACGTGTTCCGCTGCGGTGACGAGCAAGTATGGATGCGTCCCGGTGAAGTCTGGTGGTTCCAAAACGCGATCGAGCATGAAGTTATCAACAACTCGGCAGAGGATCGCATTCACCTTGTCGTAGATCTGAGGTTCTGAATGATCACATTCGCAGTCGAGAAGTTCTCGGACGTGTACGGCGAACTGCTTCCGCTTCTGCATGAGCACTACGGCGAAATCTCGCTGCACAAGGAGCACGGCGTTCCGCTCGATCCGAAAGTCGATGTATATCGCGCGCGCGAGGCGGATGGTTCGCTGATGATGGTAATCGGGCGCGAGGCGGGCGAGATCGTCGCCTACTTCGTGTGCTTCATCGCGACGGGTCTTCATTACCAATCGTGCCTGACCTGCTCGCCGGATATTTTCTTCGTCCGCGAAGACAAGCGAACCGGCATGGCTGGCGTTCGCCTGTTCAAGTTCGTCGAGAAAGAACTTAAGCGCCGCGGCGTGAAGCTCTGGTTTGTCGGCAGCAAGAATGCGCACGACGCGACGGCATTGTTCCGGTTCCTGAAGTTTGAGCCGGTTGAAACAACCTACTCCAAGTGGTTGGGGGATTAACTATGGTTGCAGCAGCAGTAGGGGTAGGCGCGGCTGTCGCGGGCACCGCAGGCGCCGCAATGAGTTCGAGCGCTTCCAGAAGCGCCGCGAGCAAACAGGCTGATGCCGCGAACTACGCCGCTGATCTTCAGCAGCAGCAGTGGCAACAGACGCAGCAGAACCTTCAGCCCTATATGGACTTGGGTTCTAGCTACATCAACCCGCTGAGGGATGCGCTGTCGAACCCCGCGCTTACTCAGAAGTTCAGCGCGCCAACGGCGGCAGAAGCGCAAGCAACGCCAGGCTATCAATTCACGCTCGGTCAAGGGCTGAAGGCGACGCAAAACAGCGCTGCGGCACGCGGTCTTGGCACGTCAGGTGCGGCGCTAAAGGGCGCGGCAAACTATGCGACCGGCCTCGCCGACTCGACGTACAACGACGTCTACAACCGTGCCTTGCAGACGTACAACACGAACTACAACACGGCATCGAACAACGTCAACCGCTTGCAAAGCGTGGTCGGAAGCGGGCAGAACGCGGCCGCTGGACTCGGCAGCCTCGGCGCGCAGACGGCGAACAGCATTGGTAACACGCTCACGAGCGCAGCTAACGCAAGCGCGGCCGGCCAGATCGGCTCTGCGAACGCGCTGTCTAACGGCCTGAGCAGCATCGCCAACGGCGCCAGTACCTATGCGTTGCTGAACAATAACGCGGGCAGCACGAGCGCCGCGGGAACGACGACCGGCAACAACTCTTACGGGTTCACGATCTAATGGCTCTTGATACTTCGATCGCCCTTAACGCGAACGCGCCGCAACCTGCTAATCCACTGCAAACGGCGCTGCAAGTCGCGCAGTTCCGCGCGTACAACGCGAACGGCCTAGCGGCTCAGCAACAGCTCGCGGCTAACCGGGCAACGTCTGCGGCGTATCAGCAGGCGACCGACGCAACGACAGGCAAAGTCGACAATAACAAACTCGTCGGCATTCTGAGCCAGAACCCTGACGCGGCATACAACCTACCGCAAGTAATTCAAGGCATCAACACGCAGAATCAGCAGCAAGCCACGCTTGATACAACGCGGCTCGATCAAGCCCAAAAGGCGCAGGGCGCGCTTCGTTCCGGCATGGGTTCATTGCTCACGAAGGCGGATCTCTCGCCGTCCGATATCCAAGGCTTCGTCGGAACGATGGTTGATGCGGGCGCGATTCCGCGACAAGTCGCGGATGCGGAGCTGAAAAGCATGCCGCAAGATCCGGCTCAGATCCGGCCGTGGCTCGCACAGCACTTCAATGCGGCGCTCTCTGGCGAGCAGCAACTTGCCAACATGAAGCCGCAATTCGCGCAGATCAACACAGGCCCGGCGACTGTTGCGGTTAATCAGAACCCGAACGCGATTGGCGCGAACGGTCAGTCGATGGGCGTCGGCTCCGTTGGCTACACGGTCGGAAACGGCCTGTCGCCGTCCGATGCCGCGGCGCAAGTGCCGGTCATCAATCCGGATGGCACGCCAGGTACGCGCAGCAAAGCAAGCGTTCTGCAAGAGCAGGGCTACGGCGACGCGTTGCCAGCAGGCTTCAAGAGCAACGGCCGATACGGCGCCTCGAATGGTGGCGTCGTTGCAACTGGGCCGGCTGCCGGCACAGTGGAGGCGGTACAGAAGGCGAACGCCGCGGGCGGCGACATGCTCGTCGCCGATCAGCAGTCGAATGCGCAATCCGGGCAGCGCATCAACATGCTGCAGCAAGCCGGCGACGCGCTCTCGAAGGCGCAGACCGGTACGGGCGCAGACAAGCTCAACGCCGTGCGCGGGCTGATTGCAACGCTCGGCGGTCCTGCCGACAAGGTTGCGAGCTACGACGAAGCGAACAAGTACCTCACGCAGTACGCGCAGCAAAAGGCGGCTTCTTTCGGTCACGGCACGGATGCGCAGCTCTCCGCTGCAATGTCCGGCAATGGCAACACGAAGATCAGCAACCTCGCCGCGCAAGACGTCGTGAAGGTCAATCTCGCGCTCGAACGCATGGATCAGGCGCGCATGCAGGCATGGCAGAACGCCGGCTTGCAGCCTTCGCAATACGCTCAGTGGAAGTCGCAGTTTGGTTCGACGATGGACCCGCGCGTATTCATCGCCGATCAGATGGACCCGGCCAAGATTCAAGGCATGGTCAAGAAGATGAATCCGAAAGAGCAGGCGACATTCCGCACGCAATATAACTGGGCGGTCCAAAACGGCTATATCAACGGTCCCCAATAATGGCGAACTATGACGATGCTTTCGAGGCTGCGGGCAAGCAATACAACGTAGACCCGAAGCTTCTGAAGGCCATGATGACTCAGGAAAGCTCGGGCAATCCGAACGCTGTATCTCCGAAAGAAGCGACCGGCCTGATGCAGTTGATGCCGGCAACCGCTAAGGAGATGGGCGTTTCGAATCCGAGCGATCCAGTTCAGAACATCATGGGCGGCGCTCGCTACATGGCCCAGATGCTCGACAAATACGGCGACGTGAATACGGCTCTAGCGGCCTATAACGCGGGGCCGGGCGCCGTAGACAAGGCGGGCGGAATCCCGAACTTCCCGGAAACGCAAGGCTACGTCAAGCGGATCTCCGCCAACTATCAAGGAAAGCCAATGGCGCAATCCGCGCTTCCCGGTCTGCCGCCTACGGCTGGCGGCGCATCGGCGGGCGATGACCCGTTCAGCAAGCTAATGGGCGGTTCGACAACTGCGGCCGCACCGTCTGCCCCTGCTGCTGACGGCGATCCGTTTAGCAAACTCATGGCGACGAAGCCGGCCGCACAGCCTGCGCCGGCTGCGCAACCGTCGGCAGGCGCTTCGCCGCAAGGCGAGTGGCACGCGCCCGGCGCTGTGACGATGGGTATCGGTGACGTCATCAAAGGCGGCGTTCAGTCGATGGTTCATGGTGGCGCATGGCTTGCCAACAAGATCGCGCCGGACTCGCAGTTCGCCAAGGATATCAACGCCGCGGTCCCGCAAGTCGATCAGGCGATCACGTCGCAAGATGCGCAATACGCGCAACAGCGAGCGGCGCAGGGCGGCTCTGGCATCGACATTGGCCGAGCGGCCGGCAACGTAATTGGCAGTGCGCCGATGATGGCGCTGCCGAGCGGTGCAGGCGGCGGACTGTTGGCGAAGATCGGCGCTGGCGCGGTATCCGGCCTAGCTAGCGCCGCGGCAACGCCAGTCGTCAACGCTGGCGACAACTACGCGCAGCAGAAGGCTATGCAGCTCGGCACCGGCGCAGCAGTCGGCGCAGTTGCCAATCCGCTCGTTAGCGCGATCGGGGGAGCTGTCGCACCTAAGATCGGCGAGGCGCAAAAGAAGTTGCTCGATGCGGGTGTGCCGCTCACTCCCGGCCAGATCAAGGGCGGGAATTGGTCGAAGGTTGAAGACATGGCGACGAGCCTGCCGGGTGTCGGCAACGTCGTCCGAAATGCTCAGCAACGCGCGCTTCAGGGCTACAACGCGGCCACCTACGACAAGGTTCTTGAACCTCTCGGCGTGAAATTCGCAGACGTGGCGAATGGGGCGAAGACGGGCAGCGAAGGCGTTGCCGCGGTCAAGAAGACCATTTCCGACGTCTACGACAATACGCTGTCGCAGATGACGTTCAAGCCGGACGGCCAGTTCCAGCAGGGCTTGCAAGGCTTGGCGTCGATGGCTCAGTCGTTGCCGGCAACGGAACAGAAGCAGTTCCTCGACACGTTGCAGCGTCAGGTTGCGGGCAAGATCAACCCGCAAACCTTGTCGATGGATGGCGCGACGCTCAAGGAAGTTCAGAGCGAATTAGGGCGGCTGTCTCGCGGCTGGTCTAGCGACCCATCTGTCGATAAGCGCAACCTCGGCGCGGCAGTCGGCGAAGTCAAGAACCTGATTGAGCAATCGCTTGGACGCACCAACGCGCCTGAGTTGGCTGAATCGCTGAAAAGTGCGAACGCCGCGTATGCGAACTATGCGCGCTTGCGTGGCGCTGCAGCATCGACCGGCGCGATGAACAACGATGGCGTATTCACCGCGGCGCAGTTGCAAAGCGCAGTGCGTGGCGCGGACAAATCGGCCGGGAAGGGCGCAACCGCAACGGGTAACGCGCTGATGCAGGATTGGTCGAGCGCGGGTCAAAGCGTGCTAGGCAATAAGTACCCCGATTCAGGTACGGCAGGGCGCTCGATGCTCGGCTATCTGCTCGGCGGTGGCGCCTTCGCGGCTCCTGGCGCAATCCTGCCGACGCTGGCTGCCGCTGGCGCGGCGTCTCTCCCGTACACGCAGGCGGGCGGCAAGCTGGCGACGATGCTACTTACGAAGCGGCCTGCGGCTGCGGTCCCAATAGGGAATGCGCTTTCCCGCTACGGTGTCCCACTCGCCGCGCCTGCGGGCAACGCGCTCGTCAATGCGATCACAGGCCCTTAGACACCATGCCTTGATACGAGGATATGCGACTGACAAAGTCGCAATGCAGGCGGTTGTGAATATAAGCCGCCAAAACTGATCGCTATTCATTTTTTCTCCCTCGACCCCGCCTAGTGCGGGGTTTTTTTATTGAGGCAATACATGCAGCTTCTGCCGAACGCAAAGCTTCAGTTCGTGGATCAAAACGGCGCGCCTCTGGCGGGTGGCTCCGTCTACTACTACGCTCCCGGAACGACGAACCCGCTTCCTACGTTTCAGGATAAAGCCGGCACGATCCAGAACACCAACCCCGTATTGCTTGACAGTCGGGGGCAAGCCATCGTATGGGGAAGCGGCACATATCGTCAAGTTGTTTGCGACGCATCGGGCGTAACGATTTGGGATCAGATCGTTACGGATGCATCGACGGGTCTGATTCAAGGCCAGTTGATCGATGAAGTGTTCAACGCGGGCGCGGATTTCACTGCGGGCACGACTACCGTCCTGACGCTGGCAAACGTCTACGGCGCAGAGGGTAACGTCTCTGTTGTGTTCGACGGCATCACGCAATCGCCGACGACCTACACGCTGAATTTCAAGACGCTCACGTTCAATGCGCCGATTCCGGTCGGCGTATTGCAAGTATGGGTCAAGGGTGGCGTTACGCTGCCGATCAATACGCCGGCTGCCGGAAGCGTCGTCGATACCACCGTAGCGCCTGGGTCGGCGCTGTACAACCGCATCAACCACCGTTGGGACGTGACAGATCCCAATTTCGGCGCGTGCGGCGATGGCGTGACGGACGATTCGGCCGCGATCAATAAGGCGTTTCAACTCGCTGCGAACGTCGGCGGTGAGGTCTATTTCCCGTCGTCCAAAACGTTCCTTATCAAGTCGCCGCTGACGTGTTCGGTTCAGGTTCCGCTTCAGCCCGTTATCGGCACGAACTATCAACTGTATTTCTCCGATATTCGGACTGTCAGCATCGTTTCGCCCGGAAGAAGCACGATTAGGGCGGGCGCCAGCATGACGACCATGCTGACCATTCAGTACGCGAACGGCAATATCGCGCCGTATTACACCAAGATCGACGGCCTCGTGTTCGATGGCAATGGCCTCGCTACGAACGGCGTTCTGCTGAACTACTCGACGCGCTCGCACGTTGTGCGCAACAGCTTCGTCGGCATGAGCGGCTACGGTCTGGCAAACGCCGGCTATGGTGTCGCTGAATTTCTGTACAACACGTTTGCGACGACAATCGGCATTCAGGTTCAACAGGGCGGCGATACCCTGATGGATCACAACGATTTCTATGCTCCGGCGAACTCGAACGGACATATCGGCATCGACATGCAGGGATGGTCTGGCAACACGCATATCCACAACTCAACGTGGACGGCCGATCCGACTTCGAGCAACGAAACACCGATCCTTCTGCACGCGAATATTTCTGCGCAGACGGGGCGAGAAGTTCGTGATGTGACGATCAAGAACAACGAGTTTTGCGGTTATGACTTGCCAATTAGCGGCGTGGCAGGTTCGAACAATATGTATAACTGCATCATCTCGGGCAATCACAAGACGGCATTGAGCGGGACCAAGATTAGTGCCGCGCTGATTTCGCTGACTGGTCCTGGTCAGTTCATCATCAGCGACAACATCGTTGGGAACGCTGCGTATCCGGTGCTGAGCGGGAATGTCATCAGCCTTGCCAACGCTTCGCGCATGACGATCAAGGGCAACAAGTTCACGAACCTGCTGAATACGCCAATCGTCCTGACGAACGTTGTTCAATCCAAGGTCTACGACAACGAGTTCTACGACGTCGGCCAGTCGTTGCCTGGCAACGCGATCATTTACCTCGGGTCGACGTGCGCAACAAACGAGTTCTACCGGAACACGTATAACCAGTCGCAGCCTACATACGGCCAAGTTGGCATCGTTGAAAACACCGGCTGCAACTTCAACACGGCAACGAACGAAACGTTCATCGGCATCAATCAGCCCTATACGGTCGTTGGCGCGAACAGTAATTTCAAGTTGACTTCGTATGGTTCCGCCGCGCCGGTAAGCGGGACACATGGCGCGGGTGAAATCGTCTGGAATACGAACCTCAGCAATTCGGCTGGCGTCCCGGTTGGTTTCGTGTGTGTTGCGGGTGGCTCGCCGGGTACGTGGCGCAGCTTCGGCGTAACGGTTTAAATTATCGAGGTTAAATACAATGACGACGACCGTACCCGTTCAATTGGTCAGTCCCGCAAGTTCAACGGTAGGCCAGGTTCTGCGCTCTAGCGGAGCTAGCCTGCCTCCCGCATGGGCTTCGCTTTCGGCATCAGATTCTACATTTACTCAG